CAAGGTAGTATTTCAAAAATAATAAAATAGATGATTTATACTAATTCTAGTAGCACTTTTCCAAGTCAGGTAGTACCAGACGCAGAGAAAAAGACTTATGAATATGGTTTAGCCGTAGCAAAAGCTGTGGAAGACGAATGGTTTAGAGGTGATAGAGGAACTGGAACTGGCGGTAGGTTTGGAACAAACTGGGCTAGATTTAACGATTTAAGGCTATATGCTAGAGGGGAACAAAGTGTTGCGAAATACAAAGATGAATTATCTATTAATGGTGATTTATCTTATCTTAATTTAGACTGGAAACCAGTGGCTGTATTATCTAAGTTTGTAGATATTGTAGTTAATGGTATGACAGACAGAGGTTATGAAATAAAATCATTTGCCACTGATCCATTTTCAATATCACAAAGAACAGACCATGCCACCGCTCTTTCTGAAGATGCTTTTGCCGCGGATATTATATCAAACGCAGAACAAGCTTTTGGTATTGATTTAAAAAGAACTAATGTATCTGAAGAACAATTACCAAAAAGCAAAGAAGAACTAGAGTTACATATGCAACTTTCTTATAAACAAGCTATTGAAATAGCTGAAGAAGAAGCTATAAGTAATGTTTTAGATTATAACAAATACGATCAAATAAAGAAAAGATTAGCATATGATCTTACTGTAATAGGTATATCAGCTGTTAAAACTAATTTTAATTTAGCAAATGGTGTTACGGTAGATTATGTAGATCCAGCTAGTTTGATTTATTCTTATACAGATGATCCTAATTTTGAAGATATATATTATGTAGGTGAAGTAAAAAGTTTATCTCTTGAAGAAATTAAAAAACAATTTCCTTACTTAACTCAATCAGAATTAGAAGAAATACAAAAGTATTCAGGCAATAATAATTATAGAAATAATTTTTATAATTATGATTACGATAAAAACTTAATACAAGTATTATATTTTGAATATAAAACTTATCAAAATCAAGTATTTAAAATAAAACAAACAGATCAAGGACTTGAAAAAGCTCTTGAAAAAGATGATACGTTTGATCCGCCTGAAACTGACAATTTTAACAAAGTACACAGAGCTATAGAAGTTTTGTACAGCGGTGCTAAAATACTTGGTCATGAAAAAATGCTTAAATGGGAGCTAGCTAAAAACATGACTAGGCCTTATAGTGATCAAACTAAAGTTGAAATGAATTATGCTTTATCTGCTCCACGTATGTACAAAGGCAGAATAGAATCATTAGTAAGTAAATGTATTGGTTTTGCTGATATGATACAGCTAACTCATTTAAAATTACAACAAGTATTATCACGTATGGTGCCTGATGGCGTTTATGTTGATGTGGACGGTTTAGCAGAAGTTGATCTTGGTAATGGTACGAATTACAATCCAGCTGAAGCTTTGAATATGTATTTCCAAACTGGTAGTATTGTAGGTAGAAGTTTAACCCAAGATGGTGATCCTAACAGAGGTAAAGTTCCAATACAAGAACTACAAACATCATCTGGTATGGCTAAAATACAATCTTTAGTGCAAACGTATCAATATTATTTACAAATGATACGTGATGTCACGGGATTAAATGAAGCTAGAGACGGTAGTAAACCTGACAAAGATTCATTAGTAGGTTTACAAAAATTAGCAGCTGCAGCATCAAACACAGCTACTAAACATATATTACAGTCTTTAATGTATTTAACTGTTAGAACAGCTGAAAATGTTAGTTTGCGTATAGCTGATATGTTAGATTTTCCTCTTACTAAAAATGCGTTAATGAATAGTATTAGTACTTTTAATGTAGATACTTTAGAGCAAATAGAAAAACTAAATATGCATGAGTTTGGTATATTTTTAGAGCTAGAACCTGAAGAAGAAGATAAAGCAGGTTTAGAAAGAAATATACAAATTGCTTTACAAAATGGAGGTATTGATCTTGAAGATGCTATAGATGTTAGGCAGATATCTAATATTAAACTAGCTAATCAAATGCTTAAAATAAAGCGTAAGCAAAAGCAAGAAGCTGATAGAAAAGCTCAACTTGAAAATATACAAGCTCAAGCTCAGGCTAATGCTAAATCTGCTGAACAAGCAACATTAGCTGAATTGCAAAAACAACAAGCTCTTACTGAAACTAAGTTACAACTTGAACAAGGTAAATCTCAGTTTGAAATACAACGCATGCAAACAGAAGCTGAAATTAAAAAACAGCTTATGGCGGAGAAGTTTCAGTATGATATGCAATTAGCTAAAATTGATGCAGAAGCACAAACACAAAAAGAAAAAAATATAGAAGATCGTAAAGACGAACGTGCTAGAATTATAGGCACACAGCAATCAGAAATGATATCACAACGTAAAAACGATGAACTACCTAAAAACTTTGAGTCATCTGGATTTGACTCACTAGGAGGGTTTGGACTAGAAGAGTTTGAACCTCGTTGAAAATAAAATCCTTTAATTTTATATTATTATATTATGTCAGAAGAAATAAAACAAGAAGGAGAGTTTAAAATAAAAACTCCTTCTAAACCTAAAAATTTAGGTAATAACACAAATGAACCTATTAAAGTTAACATGAAAGAACCTTTAGTAGAAGTAGAATCAAATGTTACAAAGGTTGTAATATCAAACGAAGAAAAAAAAGAAGAAGATGCCGTTCAAACACAAGAGACAAATGATAGCAATGCTATTATCGAAGAGTCCAAAAACAGTAGCGACAGCGAAGAAGTGGTTGAAAAAGTACGGGCCTCCGACGAAAAAGTAGAATCTCCTTTAACTGTTATTGAAGATACAGAAGAAGAAGAAAAAGAAAAACAACCTGAAGTAACTAAAAAAGTAGAACAAGCTACACAAGAGCAAAGAGTTCTACCTGAAAATATTGAAAAACTAGTTTCTTTTATGGAAGAGACTGGTGGAACTGTAGAAGACTATGTTAGACTTAATGCAGATTATACCAATGTTGACAACCAAACTTTAATACGTGAGTATTATAAACAAACTAAACCACATTTAGATTCTGAAGACGTAAGTCTTTTATTAGAAGATTTTAATTATGATGAAGATATCGACGAACCAAAAGATATACGCAAAAGAAAAATTGCGTTTAAAGAGGAGGTTGCCAAGGCTAAGAGCTTTCTTGAACAACTTAAGGGGAAATACTACGACGAGATCAAGTTGAGACCGGGCGTAACCCAAGAGCAAAAGAAAGCAACAGAGTTTTTCAACCGATACAACGAAGAGCAGCAAGCTGTAAAAGAAAAGCATGTTGATTTTATTGACCGCACTAAAAAATTATTGAATAATGATTTCGAAGGTTTCGATTTTAAAGTTAGTGATAAAAAATTTAGATACGGTATTAAAAATCCAACACAGGTAGCAGAAAATCAATCTGATATTACAAACTTCATTAAGACGTTCTTAAATGAAAAAGGTGAAATAACAGATACTAAAGGTTACCACAAAGCTATATACGCAGCTCGTAATGCTGATACTATAGCACAACATTTTTATGAGCAAGGCAAAGCCGATGCAGTTAAAGATGTTATGGCTAAATCTAAAAACATAAGTAATGAACCTAGGCAAAGTGCTTCAGGTGAGGTTTATATTGGTGGGTTAAAAGTAAAAGCAATAAGCGGTGCTGATTCTTCAAAATTAAAAATCAAAACAAAAAAATTTAACTAACTAAATAATAAATTATGGCTTTAACTCCACAATTTGGTAGTTTAATTCCGTCTTCAACTCAACAGTTGTTGACTAGTAACTACCTACAATTTAACACAGGTGCTGGTGCAGATTTTGCACAACAGTATTTACCTGAGATTTACGAACAAGAAGTAGAGCGTTACGGAAATCGTACACTATCTGGCTTCTTACGTATGGTTGGCGCAGAAATGCCCATGACATCTGATCAAGTTATTTGGTCTGAGCAAAACCGTTTACATATATCTTATGATAATGTAACTGTTGGTGCTGATGGTTCTGGTGCTGGTGCAACAAACACAATTACAATACCTAACACAGCTAGAAACGTTATGTCTATTAATGATACAATAGTTGTATTAGACCCTGCAACAGGCGCAGAAGTAAAAGCTTTAGTAACTGCTTCTACAACTGTAGCTGCTGGTGGTGCTCCTGGTAACGGTGGTACTATTGATGCTGCTCCATTTGTTGGTGGTGCTGGTCTTGTTGCTGCTGGTATTACAGCTGGTGCTGGTATCAAGATATTTGTATATGGTTCTGCATATGTAAAAGGTAGTAACCTAGGTGGTGCTGCTGCTGGAATCGGCGCGCAAGCTGCTAATACAAGAGTATCTGTAGAGCCTCAGTTAACTCAATTTTCTAACTCTCCAATTATAATCAGAGATCAATATACTATTAATGGTTCTGATATGGCACAAATTGGTTGGGTTGAAGTTGCTACTGAAGATGGTACTTCTGGATATTTATGGTATTTAAAAGCTGAATCTGAAACTCGCTTGCGTTTTGAAGATCACTTAGAAATGGCATTAGTAGAAGGTGAGTACAATCAAGGTGCTACTGGAACAACTGTAGCTACTTTGGCTGGTACTGAAGGTTTATTTGCTGCTATTCAATCTCGTGGTAACGTAGAAGTAGGATTTACTGCTGCTGCTGGAATCGATGAGTTTGATAACATTCTTAAAAACCTAGATACTCAAGGTGCTATTGAAGAAAACATGTTGTTCTTACAACGTCAGACTTCACTTGACTTTGATGATATGCTAGCTGCTATATCTGGTGGTGCTGCTGGAGGTACTGCATTTGGTCTTTTCGAAAACTCTGAAGAAATGGCATTGAACTTAGGATTCTCTGGATTCCGTAGAGGTTCTTACGATTTCTATAAGACTGATTGGAAATATCTAAATGACGCTTCTACTCGTGGTGCTATCAATGGTATTAACTCTATTGAAGGTGTATTAGTTCCTGCTGGAACAAGTACAGTATACGATCAAATCTTAGGATCTAACATTCGTCGTCCATTCTTGCACGTACGATATAGAGCTTCTGAAAGCGATGATCGTCGTATGAAGTCTTGGTTGACTGGTTCAGCTGGCGGTGCATTTACTTCAACTCTTGATGCAATGGAAGTAAACTTCCTATCTGAAAGATGTTTAGTAACTCAAGCTGCTAACAACTTTGTACTATTCAAAGGAATCTAATGATTCAATTTTAATAATAACCTCCGTCTTCGGGCGGGGGATATTATTTTTTTTAACTATTTAATTTTATTATATCATGGCTAAAGAAGCTAAAGCAGTAGAAACAAATGAGGTTGCACCTCAACAAACAGTTAAGGCTAAAACTGAAGAAAAAAAGTCAAATAAACCTGAATGGGAAATTAAAGAACGTGTTTATTTTTTAAAAGGTAATAAATCACCTTTAACACTTAAAATTCCAGGACGACACACAAGAAAACACGCGTTACTATATTTTGATTCTGTAACAGGTAAACAAAGAGAAATAAGATACGCGACTAACCAAGATTCACCTCTTGTTGATGAACAAAAAGGTGAAGCAACTTTAGGTCACATTATGTTTAAAGACGGCACCCTTGTTGTACCTAAACAAAAACAAAACCTACAAAAATTACTTTCATTATACCACCCTTTAAAAGGTAAATTATACGAAGAGTATAGTGCGGTAGAAGAAGCTGAAGACGAACTTGATGAATTAGAACTACAAATTGATGCGCTTAACGCTGCTAAGTCTATGGATATAGATCAGATAGAAGCTATTATGCGTGTTGAGATTGGTTCTAAGGTGTCTAAGATGAGTTCTAAAGAACTTAAACGCGACTTATTATTGTTTGCTAAAAAGAATCCATCTTTGTTTGTAGAACTTGCTAATGATGAAAACGTACAATTACGTAATATAGCAATTGTAGCTACAGAAAATGGAGTTATTAATCTATCACAAGATCAAAGAACATTTACTTGGGGTAGTAATGGAAGAAAACTAATGAACGTACCGTTTGATGAAAACCCATACTCAGCAATGGCTGCGTGGTTTAAAACTGACGAAGGCGTAGAAGTTTATAAATCAATAGAGAAAAAACTTCTCTAACGTGTAATAATATATCAGGGCGTGTAATGCGCCCTGTATATAAATAAAAAAATCAATGGCAATAAACGTAAATACTGTTTATACAACGGTGTTGTCTATTCTTAACAAAGAACAACGAGGCTATATAACACCAGAAGAGTTCAATAAGTTAGGCACACAGGTACAGTTAGAAATTTTTGAAAACTATTTTGAAGATCTTAATCAGCAATTACGAGTGCCACAAGCTGACAGCGAATACGCTAACAGACAAAAAAATATTGACAATTGTATATCTATATTTAAAACTATAGGTAATACTACTTATAACGGAGCTGGTGGTTATTTTTTACCGCCATCTGATCTACACAGAATAGGTACAGTTATATATAAAGATGAGAAAGAATTACAACGCGTAGAACGCAATGACTTCTTAAATATTAATCTTTCTCCACTTACAAAACCTACAACTCAATTTCCTGTTTATTTATACGAGCAAGTAGTTCAAGGAACTGGTGGTGCAAATACAGGTGAAACACATATATTTGTAAAGCCAACAACGATTGTTACTGCTGCAGATATAACAGTTAGTTACATACGTAAACCTGCTGATGTTGTTTGGGGTTATCAACAACTAGGTGGTGGTCCTTGGACCTCTGGACCATATATATATAATTCAGCTACATCTACTCAATTTGAGTTAGATAACACGGAGCAAACAGAAGTTATACTTCGTATACTTGCTTATGCGGGTGTTGTAATTAGAGATCCACAAATAGTTCAAGCGGCTTCTCAAGCAGTTCAATCAGAAGAAGTAAATTCAAAAAGTTAAGACATGGCGATGATGCAAGAAAATAATAGGCAATATTACGAAGGAGCTCAAAGCTTTGTTGGTGACGCAGGTGGTACTGCTGGTCAAGTATTTACAACTACATTTAATACAGATCTAATATTTAACGCAGCATCTTCTGCAACACCTAGTTATGCTTTAAACAATTTTAAGTTATATACAAGCCCTACAGGAGCTGCAGGTACATATACTGAGTACACTAGCCCGTATACAGTTTCTAGCAACGCTATAACAATAACAGGCGCTCTTGCTGCTAACACAGTTGTAGTTGTGCAATTAAAAAAATTAGATGGTGGTAATTACGGTAACACTATAGGAGAAAAAGCTTTTGGAGATATAGTAGAAAACAATTATGGTTCTTACTCTTATGTAAAAATAGGTGATATAGTAAACAACTTTTTAGTAGCTTACATCGGCGCTGGTAAACTTGTTTTAGATGTAAAAAGAACTGATGTAATATTTCATGCTAAAAGAGCACTACAAGAATTTAGTTATGATACGCTAAAAAGTAAAAAATCTCAAGAACTTACAGTTCCTAAAAGCTTAAGCGTAGTTCTTCCACAAGATTACGTTAATTATGTAAACATATATTGGGTAGACCAAAATGGTCGTCAGCATATTATAATGCCTTCAAATAATCTTCATCAAAGCCCGACAGAACTTCCAATACAAGATAACAAAGGAGTACCAATGCAAGATGCTTTTAACGAAAATATAGAAGCAGCTAGTTCTATAATAGATGATAGATGGGATAAAAATAATTTTAACAATCAAGCAAATTTATTAAATGATCCATTGCTAGCATCTGAATTTTTCAATGATTATATTGGTATGGTTGGTTATGGCCAACGATACGGATTAGATCCTCAGTATGCTAACATAAATGGTTATTTTAATATTAATAATAGAATAAATAAAATATCTTTTTCTAATAATTTAGTTGATAAAATAATAAACTTAGAATATATATCAGATGGTCTTTCTAGCGATTTAGATACTGAAGTACCTAAAATGGCGGAAGAAGCTATGTATGCTTATATATTACATGCTATAATTGCTACAAGAGCAAATCAACCCGAATATGTAGTACAAAGACTTAAAAAAGAAAAGTCTGCAAAACTTCGTAATGCTAAAATACGTTTATCTAATATTAAACTAAACGAGTTTGTACAAGTTACACGTGGTAAATCTAAATGGATAAAACACTAGAATTAAATGCCAGATATTCAAAATAATTTTGTACAGTCTAAAATGAATCAAGATCTTGATGATCGATTGATTCCACAAGGCGAGTACAGATCAGCACAAAACGTGGCTATTAGTAGATCACAGGGTGAAGATGTTGGGGCGTTAGAAAATATAGAAGGAAACTCTATTGTTGCTAATCCTTTACTACCTACAGATCCTAATCTAGATGTTATAGGTTATTTTGTAGATCCTTCTGAAAACAATGTATATTTATTTTACACTGATTATGTAGACACTTCTTCTGATTTTATTAGTAATTTTGCCCCATCAACTGCTAAATGTATTATTTATCAATATAATAATTTAGGTGCAGGTACTTGGAGTAAATTAGTAGAAGGTAGATTTTTAAATTTTTCTAAAAATAGTCCTATATATGGCGTTAGTATTATAGAAAATTTATTATTTTTTACTGATTATAGAAACCAACCAAGAAAAATAAATGTAAGTATAGCAGCAAATGATGATTCTTATTATCAAAATGAAGATCAAATATCTGTAGCTAAATTTGCACCAGTAAACCCTGTTAGATTTGTAGACATGGCTTACAATAATAAGCTTAAATCTACTATATCAAATCCTTCACAAGAATTTTTACCGATAAATATAGCTTCAACAATTAATGGTACTCAAAGTGTAACTAACCAAGTTACTATAAATTCAACAGGTTTTGTTCCCAGTGTAGGTTCTAAAATAGTAAGTATTGGAGCACCTATTTTAAACGATAAAATTGTTACTGCATCTACAGCAACTTTAATTACATTTTCTCCAACTGTATCATCGACGTCTGTAACTGGTAACGAGGATATAGCTTTTCAACAGCCAAACCCAGATTATAATGCTGATTGGGCTGGTGATCCAGATTATGTAAAAGATAGGTTTATACGTTTTAGTTATAGATTTAAATTTGATGATGGTGAATATTCTATAATGGCACCGTTTAGTCAGTCTTGTTTTGTACCTAAACAATCAGGTTATTTTGTTTCTTCACAACCAGACATTGATGCTGTGTCTGCAAAGAGTAATTTTGCAAAAAACGACGCAGAGCAAACTTATAGAAGTACTGTAGTTTCTTTTATGGAAAACAACGCTACTGATGTTGATTTAAATATAGAAATGCCTTCTAATAATATAGAAACAAGCTTACGTGTTTCAGCTGTAGAAATATTATATAAAGAATCTGATCAAATTTCTATTAAATCTGTAGAAACAATACCTATTGAAGAGGTTAATAAAAATATGAGTAGTAATGCTAATATTAATATTTTTACATATAAATATTTATCTACTAAACCATACAAAGTATTACCCGAAGATCAAACAACAAGAGTTTATGATAAAGTTCCTGTCAGGGCGTTTTCTCAAGAGACAAGTAGTAATAGAATAATATACGGAAACTACATTGACAAGCATAGTTCTCCTGATTTTTTAAATTACGGATTAGGATTTGCAGATAAAACTCAAGTAAACACAGGTTCTCCTGATGCTAATGTTATTTATAGTCAAATAGAATATCCAAACCACACGCTTAAACAAAATAGAAATTATCAATTAGGAGTAGTTTTAGCTGATAAATATGGAAGATCTTCTACAACTATATTATCTTCTAAAGATGTTTCAAGTTCTGAAAATACAGTACAATACGGTAGTTCTACTATATATGTACCTTACAAATCTTGGTCATCTCCTTCAGCATCAAGCGGCGTTACTTCAAGTTTATATAAATGGCCTGGTGATAGTTTATCTGTTTTATTCGATAATAAAAAAGGTAGTTTAAATGCTATACCAGTAGATAAACAAGATGGTTATCCTGGTGTTTATATACCAATAGGCGCTGCAGAAACAATAGTAGTATTAAATGGAGGTGTTGGGTATTCTAGCGCTAATAATGTTACTACTACTGGAGGTACAGGTAGTGGTTTAACTGTAAATATAACCGTGACAGGTAGCGCTATAACCAGCGTTGAAATAGCTAAAATGGGTGAAGGTTATTCAGATGGCGATACAATAAATATAGATGGAGTTCCAGGTGCTAATGGAACTGCTACGATAACAGGTATAAGCGAACCTAATTTACTTGGTTGGTACTCGTATAAATTTGTAGTAAGACAAACAGAACAAGATTATTACAATGTATATGTGCCTGGTATTTTATCAGGTTATCCTTTTGAATCTGAAACAATTTTGCAAACACCATTTGAAATAAATGAAACTTCTAATATAGTTTTGTTTAATGATAATATAAATAAAATACCTAGAGATTTATCTGAAGTAGGTCCTGATCAAAAAATATTTCAAAGTAGCGTTAGACTTTTTGGTAGAGTAGAACCTTTTGATAGTGAATCTTCTACTTTTTCTGTTCAATATAACCCTCCTTCAACTCCAGTTTTTGCTGCTAGTGTATCTACTTTAGGTGAAACTAATTATAAAAACGACGCAGGTGTTAATTTAACTTATGAATCATTTTATAATAGCGAATCAAACCCATATATAGCAAGACTTACTACAGCTAAAAAAATAGGTAAAATAGATTCAAGTGGTGGAACTTTTGGATTAGCTTTAAGTGTTTTTGAAACAGCACCTGTAGAATCTGTTTTAGATATATACTGGGAAACTACATCTGTAGGATTAGTTGAAGATCTTAATTTAGAAGTTAAACAATCTCAAAGTGCTGGCGGAGTTGTTTCTTTGTCATCTACAACAGCCGCTCAAAATGAAAGCAACCCTATAAACGCTGCTGTTTTTGGTGATTCTGGTTCTTTAATTACTCCTTTAAATTCTTCTGGCACATTAGTAACTGGTCAAAACTTTTCTATAATATCTGCTACTAGAAATACTTTAGGTGGTAATAGTGTTCCTTTGTTAGCTAAAAGCGCAACTAATGCGGATATAACACCTTTTGTGTTAGTCACTAGTGGTAGTGGTTTTTATGTACAAACAAATGGGTTTTTTGACATTTCACCTATAGCTGCAGAAAATAATTATGCTTTAGTTATACGTGTTCAAGATAATTCAACTCTTGTGTTTATTGATTTTACAATTAATTGGACATTAACTAATACCGTACCTTCTTTTGGTACCGTACCAGGTCCTTATATTATACAAGGCGATGGACCAATACCTAATTCAGATTATAGTACTAACGCTGTTAATGGTGTAAATACAAGTGCTAGTTCTATTCAACAAAAAGAAGATTTAAGTTTTTCTATAGCTGCAAATACAGTTACTAAAGGTGGTGTAACAGATCCTAATTTAAATAACTATGGTTTTAGCATAGAGCCTAACGGGCCTATACCTCCATCAACAAGTATGTTAATACAAAATAATGCAGCATTAACAACTGCGGATAATGGTGATTATATAATACCTATAATATTAACAGATGCTGGGGGTTTAACAGCTACAACAAACGCGACAGTTAATATTTCAATAGGTTTGCAAGTTGGTATTGATTTACAAATAAATAACAATAGCACTACGTATAGTGGTAATATTGACATGCAAGCAGAATTTATATACAGTGGTAACGGAACACCTGTAAGTCAAACGCTTCAAGCGTCAAGTACTTCTTCAAATCCTTTTGGCACAGCTGTTGGCTTACTTAATTTACAACCACAACCTACTGGTAACACAAGTGAAACTATAACAGTGAATGTTAGAAGACAAACGGGAGGTGTACCTGCTCAAGTACCTAATCCTGATACTTTAACTATTAGTGTTTTTGCTGAAGGCATATCAACAACTACGCCTTTACTTCAAACAACAATTCAATCACCACAGACTATTACAGACGTAGGTACTATTACGTTACCACATTTAGCTCCAAGTACTGGTACTAACAATATATTAACAGGAACAGATATAACAACTAACAATACTTTAGGTTTTTCAGTTGTAATCGATCTTGCATAAAAATAATTAAAAATAAGTGATAATAATATAATGGCTATAGTAAAAGAAGTATTATACTATAATTCGTTCTGGTTAAAACAGTTACAGCAAGATGATGATATTTTAGCAAGTCAAGTACCTGTATATCCAGGTGGATATCCTTATAACGCATCAGGTACTTTTGCAAGGCAAGTTATTGGTATAGCTTCTTTCACAGCAGGTTCAGGTTACGGAGTATCGAACAGTACAGCGACAACAGGTGGTAGTGGAACTGGTTTAACAGTTGATATTATTTCTGTAAACAGTGGAGCTATAAACAAAATTAAAATAAGAAACAACGGTAGCGGTTATTCAGATGGTGATGTTTTAACTATTACAGCAGGTACTAGTGGTACTATCACTCTTAGAGTATTAAACCCGTCTGGATCAACAGGAGTTTCTTATAATTTTCCAGGAGCTATAGATATTTCTAGTAACAAAGGTAATTTTATAGTTGAAGAATCTAGAATACGAGGTGGCTACAACAATACACAAGTAGGTTTAGGTGCTAAAGCTTATTTTGCAGAAGAAGAATCATTACAACAAGATAGATTTAATTCACTTATATACTCTGGTATATTTAATTCTAGAACAGGTATAAATAATACAAATCAATTTTCTATAGGTGAAGACATTACTAAATCAGCACCACCTGCGTATGGTTCTATACAAAAACTTCATGCTAATGATAGTAATTTAATTGTTCTTCAAGAAAACAAGATTAACAGAGCTCTTATAGATAAAGATGCTATATATTCTGCTGAAGGAAATGCTACAATAACTTCTAGATTTCAAGTTATTGGTGAGCTTGTACCTTATAACGGTGATTTTGGTATTAGTAGAAACCCTGAAAGTTTTGCTAGTTATGGTTTTCAAAGGTACTTTGTAGACAAAGATCGTAATAGTGTACTTAGATTATCTAAAGATGGTCTTACAGAAATATCTAGATACGGTATGCTAGACTTTTTTAGAGATGAACTTACTAATTTGTCTGAAGCAACACGAGTTATTATTGGTAGTTTGCAAACTCCTTATTCTATAACTGTAGCAGCTTTTAGCGCGAAAACTCTTTCAATAGCTCAAATATCAAATGCTTTAAGTAACGTACAAAAAGGTATGCAACTTTGGGTTAATGGTGTATTACAACCAGATATATACGTAACACAAGTATCTGGCCAAACTGTTACTTTTAATAAAACTATTAGCGTCGGTACTGGTAATGGAGTAGCTTTTGTGGCGCCTACAACTAGCAAAATAGTTGGTGGATATGATATACATAATAAAAACTATATAACATCTATACAACAAAAACCAACATGGGCTGTTCCGATAGCAGATGATCAAACTACAGGTAGTAATGCTAATTATAAAACACTAGCATTTGACGAGCTTGTAAATGGTTGGACTAGTTTTTATACTTACAAACCTTCATTTTCTTTTAGTTTAAAAAATAAATATTACACAACTAAAGATCAAGAAATATATCAACAATATTCACCTTTAACTGGTAACAATAGAGGAACGTTTTATGGTTTTAGAAAAGAATCTAATATAGAATTTGTATTTAATCAAAACTCTTCTGTAGCTAAAAACTTTTTAACTGTAAATTACGAAGGTGATAATGGTTGGCAAGTAAATAGTTTTATATCCGATGCGCAAAGATTTGATTATGGAACACAAAATCCATTAGATAATTACCAAAGCACTAATGATACAGCTCCGTTAGTACCAAGTTACTATGGAGGTGCTTTTGATTCACAAGGTAATACATATGCAACCGCCGCGCTAGTACCACCAATATTTAGATATGGTTTTGATCGTAAAGAAAATAAATACTACGCGGTGTTAAAAAATAATAGTGCAGCCACAAACGGTGAAGTACTATACGGAAAACAAATATCAGGTATAAAAGGTAGATATGCTACTGTAACAATATCTACAGATACAATAACAGATGTAGGTGGCGCGAAAGAATTATGGTCAGTAGGATCAAGATACGCAGTATCAAGTTATTAAATTAAATTATATGGAATTAAACGTACGCAGACTAGCGGACAGTGATTGGGGTACATTATGTGAATGGTGGGATGCTTGGCCTGAATGGGTTAATCCACCTAAAGATTTTTTACCTGATAACGGCACTGGTGGACTTATGGTTTACAAACAAAATACATCTATAGCAGCAGGGTTTATATATTATACTAATTCTAAAGCAGCTTTATTTGAATGGGTTATATCTAATCCTAAGTATAGAGAAGCTGATAGAAAACAAGCTATAGAGCTTTTAATAAATGCAGCTGAAGAAGTTTGTAAAACTAACGGTGTAAACTACATGTTTACTATAGGTAGAACAAAACCTTTGATAGAAACACATCGAAAATTAAACTGGGTGGTTGATGATAAACCATCTTATGAAGTAACTAAAAAAATAAATTAATATGGCAGTAGGTACAGCACTAGCTATTGGAGCAGGCTTAAGCGCTATAGGCGGAGCAGTTGCGTCTAATCAAGCAAAGCAAGCCGCTAAAGGAGCGAGGAATGACAAGGCTAGAGCTGAAGCTGAGCTTAGGTCTTTAAAAAACTCTAGGCAAGACGTAATAAATCCTTATTCTTCTACAAAAGATTTAAGCGAACTAGCTAGAGATTTATCAGGTCAACTAACAAATCCTTTTGCGCAGTTAGGTGTAGCAACACAAGCGGCTGAAATACAGATGGAACAAACTGATATTGCTCTTGCTAATACTTTAGACACACTTATGGCTACTGGTGCTAGCGCAGGTGGAGCAACAGCTCTTGCTCAAGCAGCGTTGCAGTCTAAGAAAAATATCGCAGCTAACATAGAACAACAAGAAGCTCAAAACGAAAAACTACGAGCACAAGGTGAACAAGCTTTACAAGCTCAAAAAATATCTGAACAACAAAGACTTCAGTCTATTGCTATATCAGAAGGACAACGAGTTCAAGCCGCGGATGCTGCTGGCCAACAGTTTGAGTTTCAAACACAAGAAAATAGAATTAATGCAGATCTTGACAGGGCTGCAGGTATGCAAGCGCAAGCACAAGCTAACCAAGCTTCTGCAAACCAAGCGCAAGCATCAGCAATAACAGGTGCTGTTGGTGGTGTCACAGGTATGTTAGGCACAGCTGTAGGAGGCGGGGCTTTTAATAGGTCTGCTCCAAGCGCTGTAAATCCAAATTCTGATAAATTAGCAGGCCTTATAACTGGGGCTATTAATCCTCTTTATGGAATAAAATTTTAATTAATAATGAGTTATAGAAATCCAAAAATAATAGTTGATCGCTCAGCAGAAATATA